TTTAGAAAGTTATACATATTTCCTTTTTTACAAATTTACATTATTTATAATAAAAAACCCCACCGATTAAGATGGGGTCTTTATATCTATGTAAGATTAGAACTATACGTTTCCTAAGTCAGCATAGATTGCTGAAGTTGGTTGCATTAAGTTAATATCTTCATAACACTCTATACGAGCAGTAACCATATTTTGTTGGAAGTTACTAGCATTCTCATAAGAGAACTCAATAGCCATTCCTTCAACCTCAATTCTTTCGCAGAAGTTGTTATCTAAAATAAGTACTTTATCATCAGTAACCCAAGATGCAGCAATTACAGGAGTACCCCAAATTGTGATGCCACCATTAGGATTAACAATAACACTACCAGCACCAGCATAATAACCAGCAACAATAGTTTCTTTTAATAAGCGACCTAATTGAGAAGGACTAACTAAAGCAACAGAAGATACAAAGTTTGCACTCTTTTGGTTACCAATGTAGTCAACTAATTGCTTTAAATCAACAGTTTCAGCAGTTGTAGTAGAACCAGTTGCAGCAGCAGATACAGTAGAGAAAAACGCAGCATTCTCAGCTTTGTAGAAATCTCTAGTTAACATTCTTGGTAAAGTTGTACTCAAGAAAGGTAAACTTCTAGCCATTTGCTTAGAGAAAGTTGAAAAACCAGCTATGTAGTCATTTACAACTTTAACCTCGCTTAATGCGTAGCTATTTTGTCCTTTATCAGAACCTTCAGTTTGAGCAGCAATATTGTTAGTAGTTGCAGTCTCTTTGTAGAATACATAAAGACCAGATTCACTTCTTACAGTTGGTACTAAATCTCTAAAGTTAATTGCTTGACTTGGTAAGATAGATGCATTAGGAGCATAAGATGCTTGAGCATCTCCTGTTAATGAACCACTTAAAGTCATTGTTTTAACATCAGATAAATCAATACGGAATTTTCCGTTAGACTTCATTTGTTTTTCCATATCATCCAATTTGCCATCTAACTTCTCAATGATAACCTCATCAAGATGTTTTACTTCACGCTTTGCAGCTTTTTTTGTTGCAGCAGCTTGAGCATCAAATTGTTTTTGTGCTTCATCTCTTACAACTTTAATTTCAGACTTAGTTTCTTCTAACTTAGCCTCAATGTTAGCTTGAAAACCTTTAAGGTTCTCAGCCATTTCGTTAATAATGTTTTCCATTTTACTTTTTTAATATTTTATTAAATTCTTTAATTGCCTTCAGGATTTGTTCATCATTGTTTTTAATTTCTTCAATAATCGGCTCAAGTGATTGCTCGGTCTGAGTGATTTCTTTAATGACTTCAATTTCTAATAATTCTGATTGAATCCTTTTTATTTCAATCTCCATCAACGCAAAGGTCTCATCTGTGAAACGACCACCTTTAAACGCTTTCAAGAGTTTCTCTAGCCTATTTGCTAATTGCTCTTTTTTAAGTTCACTTTTAATAGAAATAGTTGGTGTCTCTGGGTTTGCTGCCCATAATACTGCACTACCTTCGTAAAGTTTAAGTTCACTTATTGTTCTTATTCCGTTTTTATCTACACTTGAATTAATTGTACTAAATCCAATTGAGTGTTGATTGATAAGACCTGCATCGTACATCTTAATCATATCCTCTCCTTTCTCAGTTTCTACTATTGGAGTGATAGCAATAAGCATATCTCCTTCAATGTATAATTGCTCTGGCTTACCTATTACGGCTTCCATTTCAGCACAATGGTCAACTAAAGACCAAATTAAATTCTTTCCTGCTGGACCTCTTTCTTTTAGAGTTTTAGTAAAGGCTTCAGGAACTATAATATCATTATCTAAATCAATGTTTCCTGTTCTTGCCCAAACTGCTTTAACTCTACGAGTTTCGGTATCAACATCCATTACCTCGTAACCAATATCTTGTTTTTCAACAATCGTATCTTTTGATGAGTATGTTTTCATATTGACAAAGTTATTATTTTTTTTGTTATTGTATTAGTGATGCAATTAGTTTAGCTATTGATTGTCCGATTACATTTTGTAAGGCATTCCAAATAACTCCGATTCTACCCATTGGAGGATTGTTTGCTAAAGTTAAAAGTTTGCCATTTGCACCTCTTACTGCTTCATATCCTAAAGTACAACGGCAATTGCAAACATTAGATGCACTTGCAGATGAATCGCAAGGATGGTCCATTGGGTCGTATCTTCCATTCTCTCCCATTAATCTACCTTTTATGTTTGGCACTTGGAATTTTTCATTCATAGGTAATTTAACCCCATCCATAATTAAATGGTCTGTTTGGTCTCTTGGCTCTCTCCTCGTTCTGTTATCTCTAGCTGCAATCCATTCTTTTAATGTAACTAATCCAGTTGCAGTTGCACCAACTTGTGAACCTATGTTTGCTGCTCTGCCTGTTTCCGTTCTAGCAATAAGTTCGGCTCTATAATCGGTAATGCCTGAAGTTCTAAGCAAAGCAATTGTTTGAGGCAATGTAAGATTTTTCTCTGCTGATTCAATTAGGTATCTTCTTATCTGTTCTTTGGTCGTATCGGTAATATCTGCTGCCAATTTATCTAAGCCATCATTTTGGAGTACTTGGATAATAGCATACTGAAAAGCATCGGTTTTAGCAGACTTAAACTCCATAGGCACATAAATGCCCTTTACAGACTTTTTAACGGCACTTTCGCTTATTTGAGCCATCTTAGTACCCATAGCTAAATGGAGCTTGTAAATGGTCTTTTTAAGGGCTTTGTCGCTAATTTTGTTGTAGTCTTGTGTACGGCAATAGGTATTCACCTGATTTTGCAGTTCTTTCTTGAACTTAGGTGAGTATTGTTTTAATGCGTTGGCATATAGTTTTCTATAATCTTGCCAAATCATTTTATGGATTTAGGTTGTCAGGAATATTCAAAGGTTGAAATTGGTCAGTAGGTTGTAATGATGAAGGAATATAAAGTTTCTCCATCTCCTCTTGTGGAATATAGTCTGGAGTTTTAATACCCATAATCTCATTCTTTTGAGCAGGAGAAATCCACCAAGCCGTATTTAACCAAGCAACTTGCTCTGTTTTATTAGCTTCTAATTCTTGGTAAACCTTAATATCATACCCTACATATAATCCACTATTTCTATAACCCCAGTCAGTATGTAATTTTCTATTTAAGTTCTCAGTTAAAGCATCTAATAAAGGAATAGCACATCTTAAAGTTAATGCTTTCTCTCCCTCTAATTGATTGTTATAAGTCTTGTTATCTGAATCGTTTAATAGTTGTGATGGTACTCCGTAAATATTACAAAGAGCCTTCATATCCCATTTCTCTGATTCAATGATATTAAGTTCTACTGGACTAAGTCCTATTTGCTTCCAGTCAACTTTATAACCTGATACTGCAATTGAGTTAAAGTTTGATGCACCACCTTTCTCGCTAACTGCTCTTTTTAATGCTTGTGCTTGTTGATTACCACTTATAGGGTCAAATCTATCATCATTCATAAATAGAACTCCTGCTGGTCCACCATTTTGGAATGATGCAACGGCAGCAGTCTTGGCTTCGTTACTTCTAGTTAAAGTTCTTGCTGCTGCTAATAATGGACTTTGCCCATAGAGCTGTCCCCCCGTAACTGTCCACTCAGGATTATACATTTTGTCATGTAAGATTTCTTTTGGGTCAAAGGACCACATTGCTCCGTAGTATAATTGGTAGCCAACTCTGGTTGGTGGGAACATTTCAATGTTGGCAATAATAGCCATATACTGAGCAGGTAAAGCAAATAGTTCAAACGGCTTACCTTGATTGTTCCCTGTTTCAATAAGTTTTCCATATATAAATGAATTTCCTGTTATTAACTTAAATCCACACCATTGCTCAATTAAATCTGCCCAAGTATCTTCTCCGTTAGGATATTTTAAAAGGTCGTTTAATCTTTGGTCTCCTGTATATATCTCAAATGCTTTCTTGTGTAAATCATTTACCTCTTGCCAGTTAGTAATCTTATCTGGTTGTTTGATTAAGGACTTGTATCTTTTTGCAGATACTTCATCTTTAACTTTATAAACGTGGAATGGAGCAAGTTTAGCTTTATCAGTAATTAATTTTACTATTGAATATACTATATCGTTAGCCGTATATCCATCTCTTACAAATGCTCTTGAATCACCACCTTGCCAAGTAACGATACCACGTTGAATAGCAACACTTGTATCAAAAGGAATATTAGGTAATAGAGTGTTTATCTTCTTTTTAGTTAAGAAGTCAAAAAATGCCATATTATTAGAATTTAAACAAAGTTATGATTTTTACATCAAAATACACTTACTTGAAATTTAGGTTTAGTTAAATGAGTAAATACTGCATACCTAGAAGCATCCAAAGCATCATCATTTGCTTTTACTGGTTCTTCTATCACATTATCGTTTTTATCCTTTTTCCATTTATAAGACATAAACTCTCTTTTAAGGTTTTTGCTATAAAAGTGAATGTTTATAGGATAAGATTTCATTTTAACTATTCCTGCCCATACATCTTTTTGAGCAGGTTTAATATTAAATCCTTGTCGGTAAAGTTCTTCTATTGATTTAGGTTCGGCTGCATCTGCGTATATGGTTGCTCTCTCTGGTACTTTCTCTTTTATTAATCTTGTAAGGTCGGATAAGGTAAGCCCACTTTGGTAAATTATTTCCTCAAAGTAGTTCTCCCCTTCGTAATGGGTAACCTTTATAAGTGCTGCTGGATGCACATAACCAAAGTCTAATCCATAGAATACATCTCCTTCAGGTGCAGTATCATATTGTTTCCATTGAGTATAGATTAATTCTTTTGCTGCTCCTCTTTCTCCTAATCCATAAACTTTCCACATAAAGTCATCAGGAAGGTTTTGATATTGCTCAATGTTTTTTATTTGTGATTCGGATAGGTTTGGTAGGTTGTTTAGATAGGTAGAATGTATGCGTTTGTTTTCAGGGTTGTCAGCTATCTCATATACCCAATTGACAAAGTCAGCAGGATTCCAGTCTAAGAAAACCTTTCCTGTGGTTCTCATTAGTAAT